CTCAGTTAAACGGTCGTACAACTCTTTGCTTCCAATTACAAAGCGGCTTAGTCGCATACGTGACAAACCAAACCAACTACACCGCCGTTTTAAGCAATGGTTACAACACCTACGCATACTTTGGCAGCAACAACCCAGCCAATAATCAGAATTGGATGAGTCCAGGCTCTATCTCTGGCAAGTGGCTTTGGGCTGACACCTACTATAACCAAATCTGGTTAAACGCTAACCTTCAATTGGCTATTGTCAACTTATTGACAACGGTCAACTCAGTGCCTTACAACGCTCAGGGTAACGGCTTGATTTATTCGGCAGCTCTCGTGCCTATCAGCGCAGGGGTTAACTTTGGCGCTATCCGTAAAGGCGTACAACCCTCCGTCACTCAAGCGGCGGCTATGCAATACGCTATTGGCTTCGATATTAGTACAACGCTTTATTCTCAAGGCTTCTATCTGTACATCGGTACAGCTACTGCCCCAATACGCGCAGCACGTCAATCACCGCCTATCACGCTTTATTACCAAGATGGTGAGTCGGTACAACAAATTAGCCTCGCAAGCATCGTCGTTCAATAATCTAAGGAAATAACAACATGGCAACTATTACCAGTGCAAACTCGCAGCTATCGCTTGCAATCAATAATTTATTTCCTACGCCTACATCTATTCAAGGGTATGCGGTAGATGACGCTTTTGAAGGTGAAAGCGTACAACAATCCGAAGTCTTAATGGGAGTTGACGGCAAGCTCTCAGGCGGCAAGGTTTGGAATCCGTACAAAATGACGATTCACCTACAAGCCGATAGCCCTAGTATTTTCCTATTTGATTCATGGCGCTCTAGCCAAGATGCGGCGGTTGACGTATTTAACGCATCGGGCACTATCGTTTTGCCTTCTACTGGCATGGTTTATACCTTGTCCAATGGTTTCCTCACTATGGCGACACCATTCCCAGCGGTTAAAAAGACGCTTACGCCCGTTGTGTACGAAATTACTTGGCAAAACATTACTGCATCACAGGTTTAATCCCTTATAATATAGCCTTCGCTATAAAGGGATAATAATGCGTAAAGAAGCCACATTCACCGCGACCGCAGGGCGTGACAAAGGTAAAGAGTTTTGCGTTACCGAGATGGACGCTTACCGTGCGGAAATGTGGGCTATTCAAGTTATCCTAGCAGTGGGAAAGGCGGGCATTGAAATACCCCCAGAACTCGCGCAGCAAGGCATGGCTGGATTGATGGCAGTGGGTTATATGAGCCTCTTAAAAATACCATTCGATACGGCAAAGCCGCTATTGGACGAGATGTTTACTTGTGTTCAAATAGTCCCCTCTGCCAACGTCAAACGGGGCTTAATTGATTCTGATATTGAAGAGGTTAAAACCCGCTTCCAACTTAGAAAAGCCATTTGGGACTTGCACGCTGATTTTTTTACAAGCGCCGACCCGTTGACTTCGGCGTCCGAAGTGTCAGCCCAAACCAGCGCAAGCTCATCGACTATCAAAACACCAGTCAAGCGATAGCCACGGTGGTATCCTCTAAGCTGGCAACCTTAAACGAGCTACAAACCGTTTACGGAGTGGGCGATATGTGGATTCTTTTAGAGATAAACGCGATAGATTCGCATAACAAATACATGGTAAACAAATAAAATGTCGACTGTAATTGATTCTTTACTTGTTTAATTTAACAAAATACATTAAAATGTAAGCATATGAAAATATGCTACGTTTATTCTATAATTTTCCAAAACGGAAAACGATACATCGGATTTACTTCTCAATTTAATCCTTATGACCGATTGAATGAGCATTGTAAAGAATCTAGGGTTGACAATCCAAAATTGCCAATACATAAAGCAATTAAAAGTTTTGGCGTTAATAATCTTGAATTTAATATCATTGCCAGCGGCTTTCGCAATGATATGCTTAATTTAGAAATTAAACTTATTAAAGAATTAAAAACAAAAATTTCTGAATTTGGATACAACATTACTAATGGCGGCGAAGGGGTATCAGGACATAAACATAGTGCGGAATCAAAATTAAAAATAAAAGAAAAACGAAATCTGCAAAAAATAAATCATTCAGAAGAAACAAAAAAGAAAATATCGGCGGCTAATAAGGGACTGAAAAAAGGGATAAAAAATCCATCTCATTCAGAAAAAATGAAAGGTAGAAAACAGTCCAAAGAAAGCGTTGAAAAAAGAAGATTAAAAATGATTGGGCATTCTGTATCTGACGAAACTAAAGCAAAAATAATTGCCGCCAATACGGGCAGAAAACATAGTGAAACAGCGAGAAAAAATATGTCTTTGGCTCATATTGGAAATAAACCAAGCGAAGAGACAAAATTAAAAATGAGCGAGGCTCATAAAAAGAAATTTCAAGACCAAGAATATAAAGAAAAGCATCGAAATGCTATTAAATTAGCATTAAGCACAAAAGATGCAAGAGAAAAAATGAGCCTAGCGGCAAAAAAACACAATACGCCCGAAAACAATTTAAAACAAAGTATAAAAATGAAGCAAATTTGGGCGGAAAGAAAGGCAAATAAATGAGCACGGTCGTGGATTCCCTTTTGATAACGCTAGGATTGGACGTTTCTAAATTCGATGCTGCACAAAAGAAATCCGTCGAGCAATTACGGAAAATTGACGACCAAGCGGGAAAGACAAACAAAAACCTGCAAAGCGGATCTAAAGAGCTTACCACAGGGTTTAGCAAAGCCACAGAATCATTAGTTGCTTTTGGCGCGGCTTTTGTAAGCGTAGGTTCAATCAAGGGTTTTGTGGAAAACATGACCCAAACTAATAATCAGATAGGGCAAAACGCCCATTTATTAGGTTTGTCAGCGCAGGAATTGAAAACATGGGGCGATATTCTAGGCACTGTAGGCGGTAAAGGCGAAGAGTTTACACAAACCATGCTAGGCTTACAAAACAGCATGGCACGGGCGCAAAAAGGCGATGCGTCAATCTTTCAAAAGTTGGCATTTTTACCCAATGCGGGTGAGATATTTAACCTGCAAACTGGCGAAGTTGACCAAAAGAAACTAGCCGATAGCTTGTTAGAATTATCAAAGCGAAATCGCGCATTAGCTTTAGACACCGCGCAAACGCTAGGCATTACAAAATCAATGTTTCTGGTGTACGAAAAGGGCGGCGATACAGTAGAAAAGCTGTTTAATAAGTTTGACCCCTTAAACAAAGGCACTAATGAAGCTGCGGTTGGCGCGGGAAAATTGACTGAAAAGTGGAACGACTTAGAAAAAGAGTTAGGTGCAAGCTCTACTCTCATTTTTAATAAATTAACCCCAGCGTTAGACGGATTATTAAATATCACAACCAAGTTATTTAAGCCTGACCAAGTAACAAATTGGGCAAGTAATTTAGTTAAAAATTTATCTTCAGTCTCAATACCTTTAGGGATAGCTTTTAAAGAATTGGAAATCGTCAAGGATTTTTTAGAGAAACACGCCTCGCCAACTGATACCGCTGAATCAGGAAAATCAGGCGCTACACGCAACATTAGAAACAATAATCCTGGCAATCTAAAATTCGGGGATTATGCAAAAGCTCACGGCGCTACTGGCGCTGATTCTGGCGGCTTTGCTATTTTCCCTAACATGGAAACGGGCGCAAAAGCGCAGGCTGATTTATTAAACTCAAAATACTCGCAGGGTTTAGACACCATTCAAAAGCTATACACAGGCTCAGGATCAACGCTTGGTTGGCTTGGAAATGGCGCTGACTTAAAAGATGCATCATCGGCTATTGCAAACGTAACTAGAATGACGGGCATTGGGGCTAACCAGCATATAAACAGCGACCAATTAGAGATAATCCGCCGCGCCGTAACAAACAATGAAGGCATGATTGGTTCAGGCGTAAGCGCTCCGAACGGCGGGCAGTCAAATAATAACACCACGACCGTAAACATCGGCACAGTAACCACGCAAGCGACCGACGGGCATAAATTAGTAGGCGAGTTAAACCAAAGCCTTCAAAATCACGCCTTGGTTAATGATGGCATGATAGGAAGCAGATAATGCCTTTAATACTTTATCCAGATGTACCAATGCTGGCAGGCGTACCACCGTTAAACCGCCAAGCGGGGCAGACTATACCTACGCCTCAAATACAGCCTGCGACCGTAAAAAACAACGCGCAGGGCGTTAGCTGGGGTATTGTAGATAGCAACGGAAACGACGTTTTAACGCCTGATTCTTTTATAGACTTTGAATATAAAGAAGAATATAAAATACCCGTTTACCCTATCGAGCAGGGTGGGTTTTCTAGTTATAACAAAGTAGCTACTCCGTTCGATTTAAGACTAACGGTTACTTGCGGCGGTCAAGGGGCATCTACTCGAGAGGATTTTCTACTATCCGTAGAATCGTTATTAAGCTCTACGACTCTAGTCTCAGTTATAACGCCTAACGATACATACGATAACTGTAATTTAATCCACTTTGACTATCGCCGCGAGGCTAAACAAGGCTTATCCCTTTTAATCATTCAATTATGGTTTCAAGAGGTTAGAATCGCACAGGCAAGCGTCCCAACGACAGCGCAGCCTAGCGGTGCAACACCTTCAAATAATGGGCAAGTAAACCCCGTAAACGTAGCCCCAACAGATTCCGCAACTAACGCAGTACCTCAATAATGGTTAATCAAACTATCCCATTAAATGCAGTCGCTTCGCAATCTTTCACCGTTCAATTAAACGGGCAAAACTGCGTTATTAACTTATATCAGAAAAGCACAGGGCTATATTTTGATTTAACGGTTAACGGTAATCCATGCGTACAAACGATGATATGCTTAAACTTGGTTAACTTAGTTAGAGAGGTTTATCAGGGCTTTATTGGTAATCTATTTTTCTACGATACCCAAGGGACAACTGACCCAGTTTATACGGGTTTAGGCTCTCGTTATATCTTGGTGTACGTCCCATGACCTTTGCCGTAAGACAAATAAACCTTCAATTCAGCGGAGGAAGTCAAACGCTAAATTTGCAAGGCTTAAAATGTATCGCGGTTATCTCTAACGCTGGCGGGAATGTAGCTTGGGGACAATTACAGCTAAAAGTCTATGGCATGACCCTAGACCAGATGAACCTATATTCAGGTAATAACCCAGCATCGGCGGTGTTGAATAACTTTCAAGTAACCGTTAGCGCGGGTAATGAAGGCTCAGCCCTAAACCAAGTATTTGAAGGCGGGATTATCAAAAGCTACATTGATTTTAGCGCACTGCCCGATGTTAGCTTTATGGTATCAGCTAGTACTGGGGCTTATTTCAAAGCATCTCCCGCTGCATCTTTTCAGTCTAGCGGCGCAAAAACAGCGCAAAGCATTATTTCAGCGCTTGCACCACAGGCGGGATTATCCGTAGTTGACAATACAACCAAGCTAATCAGCTTACAAAATCAATACCTATCAGGTTCATTGATTGACCAGATTCTAACCGTTTCTAAAATAGCTACTATCCCCGTCTCAATTGAAAATAACATCGTGACCATGTGGGATAACGACGGGCATAAAACCACGACATCGGTAAACGTAAACCCTTCCACGGGAATGGTAGGCTATCCTTCTTATTATGACGCTGGGATAATTGTAAAATCAGAATATAACCAAAACTTGACCTATGGCACACAGGTTAATCTAACCTCTAGCATTGCAAAATCAAACGGGACTTATTCTATCGTTACGGCAACGCACGACCTATCCACTTTAACACCCGATGGGGCTTGGTTTACAACTATCCAACTCGCGCAGGGTTATTTTTTGGCTAAAAACTAAATGTCAACAATTTATAGCAATCGAACCCCGTCAACCAATTCGTCAGACGCGGCGCGGATTAAGTTCGTCATTGATTCGGCATTGTCAGGGCTAAGAACCGCTATCCCTTGCATGGTTAAAAGCGTAACCAATAGCGGCGGTGTAGCTCCTATTGGATACGTTAGTGTTCAACCCTTAGTGAACTCTTTGGACGGTAATGGTAATTCTTTGCCTCACGGGATTATTTATAACGTGCCTTATTTAAGATTACAGGGCGGTTCTAACGCGGTAATTATTGACCCTCAAGTCGGGGATATAGGTATAGGGACGGTTTGCGATAGGGATATATCCAACGTCAAAACAAACCAAGCAGCGGCAGCACCCGCCTCACTTCGTAAAAACGATATGAGCGACATGGTTTATTTAATGACCATTATCGGTGCAACACCTACGCAATATATACAATTT